GTAAAAATCACTTTCTAAACCGTTTTGTCAAGTCTTTATAGCTTTTAACACACCAGTTCGAAGTTACCAAAGTACAAACAAACTTACCAAGTATGGACATTACCATGTATGGATTGATGCTCTTCGAGTATCTTTCTAGCATCTCTACGAGTTCCAAGATCGCAGTTTACTGCGGCTTGTTACTTGTGGTCTTGCTTGTGGTGGACGTGATCAAACGCGTGATTTACTGGTTGGGTCGTCAGTCGAAAGGCCCCGCCAGGAGGTTCCGTCGTTTTATGCGTCGTCTTTTAGGTGCCGATGTACATCGGCCCGCCCCAGAGCACCTGAAACAAGTACCCTTCGCTCAGATTTCCACCTGCACAGACGGGAAAGGAGACTTAGTCGCAGTGGTTAAAGTGAATGGTTATCCAGTCGCCCAATTTAGGCCGTCTGATGCTCCTGGATCCAGGTTGGCACGCCCTTTCGTGAAAGAGATGGCCGCTCCCGGGTCTTTGCCGTTGCGCCCAGCGAACGTCAAAGAGACCCGTTATGCGGTAGTCTTCGGAGATAGTGAGCGTACCATGGGGTCCGGTTTTGCGTTATCGCTAGGGAAGGGTCGTCAGTTCATTGTTACGGCAGACCACGTATATACCGCTTCGACGGTCATGCGAGGTGCCCACCAAGACGAATGGATCTCTATCAAGACGCTTCCTGGGATTACTTTCTCAGATGTGCGTTTCATCGAGGTTCACGCTGACACTCTATCACGCATGGCTGTTCGTACTAGGCCCCCCCCCGCGAATCTTCACAGGGGATCAGGAGACATTTTCCTTAACCGCGAGAAAGGCTTTCGAGCCCCTTGCGTGTTTGAAGACGTAGTGTTCGATGATACCCATGATGATTTTTCGTTCACACACGTGTCGTGTACCCAACCCGGTGACAGTGGCTCTCCCATTTTGGTGGGCAAGGGCTCTATCCCAGTCGCGGTGCATGTAGGTGCAAATGAGACGAAAGGCAAGAATATTGCCGTCGCTTTGTACCCCCTCATTCGGTTGCTTTACCGAGCGGACACGGACAAGGATCCTGAGCCTGAGACCATTAAGGAATCAGACGATCGGTATGAAGCCATGTTCAAGTATCTGCCCCCCGATGACTTCTATGACGTTACGTCTAGGAGGAAAGGTGCTAAAGCTCAATACCGTTTGCGCGGCGTGAAAGAAGTAGATCGGGGCTATGGCGTCACTGACAAAGGAGTTTATACCGTCTTCGACTCTGACCACGTTCTGTGGTCGGAGACTCCAGACGATGCTGATCTCCCGGTCTTTGAGCTACCCCACTACCTCTTGCGTGAACGATCAACCGCTCCTCCAAAGAGTGAGGCTCCCGTTGAGATTACTCCGGTCGACGCTCCTCCTGTGATGGACGACAGCATCCCCGTTCCCGCTGCGAAAGCGCGTGTCGTAACGGATGGCGCAGTCGTTCAGTCGAGTTCTTCGGATTTTCGGCGTCGGTCCCGCGCCCCCCTCAGCAGGACCGTCTACACGATGGAGGGGGCAATGCCGAGCCTGTCTGCATCCGCGCAACTCAGTCCACACCCGTCTTTAACGAGGCAGGTAGCCCAGTCGAGACCTATTTTGGACTCCCGGAGATTGGAAGAGTTGACGCGCCGTCTAGAGGAGGTAGAAAGAAGAAACGAGGTCGCTTGTCAGCCTCGGTCCTCGCCCAGTTCCCAGAACTCGCAGGATACAAATTCCCTCCTCCCACAGGAATCGCGCTTGCTGGAGCTCTTGAGCTCGCGGTTGGCGGCGCAACTGCAACGCGCCCCTTCGATGCCGGCCCCTCAGGCGGAGAAATCCACCTCGGGGCCTGGAGCCCACCCGCGGCGTTCAGAGCCCCCTCCCGAGAAACGTTCGCGCAACTCGCGGAGGCGGCGCTCGAAAGCGTCAAAAGGAGTAGTAGTCCAGGATGGCCCCTCAAGCAGTACGCACCCACCAACAAAGACGCAATAGATGAATTTCATGACGAAATCGTCGAAGCAGCTGTTGATAGGGTCATATTGCTGTGTACCACTCGCGCTGATGGCCTTACGCCACAGGAGTTGGTCGAGCAGGGCTACAGAGACTTAGTCATGCCTTTCTTGAAAGATGAACCCCATCCGCCGAGGAAGTCTGACGTTGGAGCTTGGCGCTCTGTGATGTGTGTTAGTCTAGTCGACCAGGTTGTCGAACGGATGATTTACGCGCGTCTCATCGCTGCATTGAAGAGTGAATTTCCAAACTCCGATGCGTTGCTAGGAATGAGCTTTACAGATGAAGCTACGCAAACGTTCTTTGACAAGGTGCGCAAAGACATGGGAACTGATTTCGTCACGACTGACGTTTCCGGTTGGGAGCGCACCTTGGGTGCAGAGTACGTCTACGAAGCTGCCGAGTCGTGCATTCGTTCCGCGGAGGATCCAACTCCGTTTTGGGACAATGCAGTTCGCAACCATACGTATGGCCTGGTTCGCCCAGTGTTCATCGTCCCTAAAGGTGGGACGTATACGTTGCTTACGCGTGTCAAAGAGGGTGGCATGCTCTCCGGCAGTTACGTTACGAGTCTATTCAACACACTTGCTCGGCTTGACGCCTCCCGGCAGGCCGGGTCCATTAGGGCCAAGGCCGCCGGTGACGACGCCGCCGAGAAGTTTCCACCAGGTTACGACTTCGTGGAAGCCTACAGGTTGTTGGGTTTCAAGATTCGTCTCTCCGATTATCATACCGCCGACGACTTTGAGTTCTGTGCTCACAGGTACAGGAAGGGACTAGCAGACAAGTGTCCGCTTACGTCCTGGCTCAAGTTGTTGTTGAGGTACAACCTCTTGGTTCGTGTTGATCCTGAGCAGTATTACGCCGCTCTCCACGAAACGAGACACAATTCGGAGAAAGACTCGTTGCACGCTATCTTTGAGGCTCTGTACGCTGCGTCCAATGCCACTGACTCGGAGGCGGAGTTAGGACAAAATAACGTACGTACAAACATCGAGAAGTCTAACGATGCCAAGCCAAAAGAACTCAACCCGGAATGCGCGTCGGCGCAAGAAGAAGACGACGTCTTCTGTGAAACTGAAGCAGAGCTTTGGAGTTCCCTCTAGAAATGGAAGGAGCTCCATGGCCATGGCTCAGGTCGCGGGAGATCATGCGCACACTGTGGCCCTTTCGAACCCGTTTTCGGAACAGGCCGTAGGAGCGAAACTCCCCGATGAGAACTCGACGAAATCTGTAGCAGTGACCATTCGTGATACCTTCACCATGGCCACTGATGCCAATGGACGAGCGGATGTTTGTGTCGGCCCTAATGTCGGCGCGAACACGTATACTCATGCAGCCACGAGCGGATCAACAGGTGTTAGCACCTGGGCATCCGGTAATACTCTGACTGACATTGCAGCCTACCAAGCTGCCTTTGACAAATACAGGATCGTTGGATGGGGATTGAAGGTAACGAATTTGGAACCGCCCACCAACCAAAGTGGGTTCTTCCGAATCATCACAACTCCCTCTCCTCCGTACGCGAGTACACCTTTCATCACAAACGGGGGTCTGCATGAAGACATCAAGATTTTCCCTGGCAGCGAAATGGACATCCATTGGATTTCCAAGAGCCAGGGAGCTGAGTTTAAAGACTACATCCAATGGACTGGCATTGCCGCTCCGAGTTGGGACTACTGCCATATTCGTTATGAAGGTGGTCCCGCCTCGAAGTCGGCAGCTGTGCTGGTTCAGGTGGTCTATCATCTGGAATGCCAGATTGAACTGGGTTCCGTGTCGTCAACGATGGCTACAGCAGCTGCACCACATAAACCACATGTGATGACCGCATCTGCTAACACGTTGGCTAAACATGGTGGTGCCCACGCGGGCACCGGATTCGGTGGTTTGATTTCGCGTTTCGCGAAGTCCGCCCTCATGGGCGCAGTCAACCACTTCCTCCCCGGTTTTAGTAAACCCAGCTATCCAATGATTATGAATGTGGACTGAGACACTGATGGGAATCAGTTGTATAAACAAGAATTCCGCTGCGAAGACAGCATAAATACCGGGCGTAAGCCTGTTAAGGGTTCCAGAGAAATACTGAAGATAAAAG